CTATTAATCTAAATCTTTCACCATAAACATAATTATTATCTTCGACTTTAAATACTACCTGATATGTATTAACACTATCATTATATGGATTTTTAAATATTTGAATATTTAAATCTGTTAATTCTACAGCAATTAATTTAATATTTGGTAAACAAAAACTATTATATATAATGACAAATTCACTATTATCCAAACTATCACCAATCCGATAGAGTATATCTTTAATATAAGAGCAATATTCTTTTGAGAGATGGATATTAAACATTTAATAACTGTTTATTGTTAAAAACTCAAATATCTCATAAAAGAAATTATTTTCCAAATATTTATGTAAAAAGAAATCTTGCAAGAATCGACTCAAATCCAATTAAATCAGTTTAAGAATACAGATAGTGTCAACCAAGACATTTATCTCAATGTTGAATTAAAGGCTGAAAGAAAGCAAATTAATGAAGATATTGTTAATAGGTATCTATCATTATCTGAAAGATTTGATTATGAGAGGCAGCAATCAACCAAATTTAGGATATATGGGAATATTGAATATTTTTCTTTATTTAATAACATTCCAATCCAATATAGTGGCACTACTGATTTCTTTAGGCCACCAGTTCAATCTGAAATTAATAATAATTTATTAAAAAATTTTTCAAATAGCTTTAAAACATATCTATGCAAGGTATCTTATAGTAGTGGAACTACATTAAATAATGATAGATATATCCAATATTTTGATAAATTAACACAATTAACAGATTTTGATACCTATAGTTGTGGGTATAGTGTTAATTTATTTAATGAAAAAAAGAATCTATACAATTTTGATGTGGATATTGATGTGAATAACATTGTTGATAGGTTTAATAAGCCATTAATGGACTTATACATATACTTTGAGTACATACCAACCACAACTGCACCACAATCGGAATTTGTAAGATATACTGAATATGGTGATGGAGAAGAGCCAACAAGCTATTCATATCCTGTTTTAACTTTACCAACAACGGCAAGTACAGTATATGGAAATTTGATTGAATATACAAAAGAAAACTTTATTGAAGAGATAGTTCAAGAACAAGAATATTATATTAATGGTAATTACAAAAATGTGAGTTTAGTTAATAAAACTATAATATTAAAATATAAACCATTTCATAAAATAAAATTAAGAGATTTTTCAGAAAACTCCGAATTGGTTTATAGTGGTGTTACAAATGCCATCATTCCAGACCATAAGGTGCTTCTAGAATCAACCCAAAACTATTTATGGAGAGATATACTAGATTATGGTTTTATTGAACCAGAGTCGTTAAATGGGGTTGATTATCCATTTGTTAATGGAAGACATTACGTATATAATAATCTAATATTAGATATGAAACCAGATTTAACCGATGCTGATACATTAACATTGTTTAGATCAATCTATCAAACAGGTTCAACCAATATTGCAAACTCGTTATCAAATAATTTTGAAAAATTAAACGCACCATGTTAATATGTTAAGTGAAAAATTTTTAAATGATAATTTAGATAAAAATATTAAATTAAATCTAAAAAATGGATTTGATGTGTATTTTGATGAATCTGATATTTCTTTAATTGCCCAAACCAAAGAAGAAGAAAGAATTAATCCATATCTAGATAGTGAGAAGATTAGATTTAAATTTGAACAACCTACACCAAATTTATTACTTTCATTTAGTTTTAGATCAGGAAATACATTATCATTTAATACAACATATAAACATGCTGGTTTCACACAAACAGAATTAAATCAAAACCAAACTTCGTTTATTAATAGCTTCTATGCTATGGAAGTATATGATTCTGTTAATAGCAAAATACAAAATTTATTATCCACAACATATATTAAACCAATAACATCAAATCGATATACTGGTTCAACAAATATTAGATTTTTAACAACTGATGAACAAACAAAAATATTAATACCCAAAACATTTATTGCTCAACAAACTGGCACATCTGTTAATGTGTATATTAAATTTTCTTTCTATAACGCAAAAACTGGCAAAATAATACCATTTTTCGATAACTTATTTATACCTAAAAGTGGTGAAACAATATTTTATAAATTAACACAACTTAATATCACTGGTAGGACATATGCAATGAATATTGGGTTTTTAGATTCATTTAAAGAATTCTCAAATACTGGCTACACCACCAATATTAATAATAGATTCGATAATATCCAACTCAAATCACTTGTATTTCCAACTGGAACTACTTTTACAGCTAGTGGAACGTATATTTAATCTGTTAAATGATTTACAATATGTGAATTTGAGGGTGTTCTCCACAATTAATTGAGGTGGTATCAAAAATAAAGGGGTGTTATTGACCCTAATTTGAGCGTATTTTTCATCTTTAATACTTTCCAATTTAAATCACGTGGTGTTGTTGACCCTAATTTGAGCGTATTCTCCACCACGTTCTTTATAAGCTGTTGAATATCATCATATTTCATATAATATTTAGATTCGAAAACAGACCAAACCTTAGCATAATTGCAGTATATAAATTGTTTTTTTAAATCCTGTTTAATATACAATTCAAATAATATATCTTCATTTATACAATAAAAAGTACTATCTGGATGTTCTAGATATGTTTTGGCGTTATTACAGGAGAACCACAAATCCAAAAAGATTTCTTCTACTTCTTGTGAATAAACATATTCATCATTAGATAATGACTTATATATATGATTGAGATAAATATCGTTTAAATAGTTGCAGAGCATAGTTTTGGTTATTTTTATCAACAAAGATAATATTTTATTTTGATTTCCTATTTATTAGTAAGATATTTACAATCTAAACAAATAAAACTATGGATATTGAATTGGGTTAATTAAATCTGATGTTTTATATCATCATTGTCAGCTTAAAACTGACTATTCAACTATAAAACATAATTATTTTAATGTTAAATATAATTTATTTTATTCACTATGAAATTCTTTAAACTGTTTTCACAAAAAGCAAAACCTTTTTGGATTGATTTGCGTTTATATGATTGAAAGTATTAAACAATTTAAATTTTAAAACAATGAAAAAGATTAATTTGATGATTTTATCGGTATTTGTAATGATGTTTATTGCATCATGTGATGGTAAAGAAGATGTTAAACCAGTAGATGAATTTGCTGAAATCAAAGCAAAATTGACTGGTAGGTGGGTTATGGAATATGTCCAGACCAATGATGGTAAAACTTGGAGTAGAGAACAAATGTGTGATGGTGGAAACACGCCAGAACAGTATATTCCTTGGATAAATGAATTTTCATTTGAGTTTGTTAATAACGAGTATTTTTCACAACCTTGTGAATTAGGGAGTAAACAAAGAGATATTTCGTATATTGATAATGATATATATACAATTAAATATGGTGTTAATGTATTTTATACACTAACAATTATCTCAAATGATGATAATCAAATCCAATTAGAATTAACTAAGAGTGATCATGGTATAAATCCATATAAGACAAAATTTTATTTAAATAAGGTAGATTAATCTACCTTATTTATTTTTATAACCAGATTCGTTCAAATAGATTCCATCTATGTTGATTATGTTTATTGGATGGTTGTACTTCTATTAATCCTAATTCTAAACAATTTTCGACAGCCATACTTAATAAATATTTAACATCATCATATTTTAGATGATGTTTTTTATATAAAACACGCCAAGTTTTATTATAATGACAAATTATAAATCGTTTTTTATCACTATTACATAGTTCAAATAATATTTTATTATTTTTTATAAAGAATATTGAACCACTCATATTAGTTATTTCAGTATCTATTGAATATAGTAAATTAAGTGTGTCGTTCATAATTCTTCGAGAGAATATGGAACGTTCTACATTATCCAATCCAATGTGGATATGTTTATCATAAATATCATTTAAGTAGTTGCAAAGCATAATTTTATATTATATTTAATGTTCTAAGATATTGAATACAATCCGAAGTACCAAATCCTTTATAAAAATATGGATCAGTATTATTAGCACCTGCTGAAACACCACCAACCTTTCCACTAACTTTATAATTACCCTCCAAATCTGGTATATCAAGTTTAGAAAATCCTTTAGTGACAAACGCTAATATTAGCGCAATATCATTTTTAGGAACTTCAACAAAATCAGTTGGGTGTCTATCCGATCTTAAAAACATTCTTGTGTTTCTCAAACCAGCACCAATTTCTTGTGTATTATCATCTCTATAAAATGTTGAATCATGGTTTTGACTAACATTTAAGCTCATTGCTGCACTTGTTGGATCACCAGTATCTTGAAAATATGTTGAGTATTGTGGCAAGTGTAGCGTAAAATTTAACCACTCCGCACCAAATCCATCATTACCATAACTATCAACACCATTCCAAGGAAAATCAGTATCTGTATTAACAACAGGATAATCGACAATAACACCAGAGTTTGAAAATGCTTCTTCATCTAATTCATTTACAGTATTTTGACGTTGACAAGATAATGCGTGAAATTTGGCTATGCTATAAAATTTACCATATTCAAATTTTTTATGTTGTTTTCTCCAATTATCATTATACGTTAATTCTGCACCAGTTTCATCTTTATTAAATGATTGATCTGTTGTTGCAGATTGTGGAAATTTTATTGCGGTTCTATCTGGGCGACCAGTATTTTCTTGTGTGTCAAATGGTGGTGCACCATTATCAACTAATTTTTCCATTGATGCCACCATGTTAAGTCTCTCATCATCATATTTTATTGTTATAAATCCCCTAAATTCTGTAAATATACCCCTATTATCATCTGATGATATTTCCATTTGATTACCAACCTCATCAAATATAATTTTTCTTCTATTACATGGAATAATCAAACAAAACATACCATCATCCAAAAATTCACTATATTGTGTTTTATCCAAAACTAAACAATCACTTATTGGATCATAATTACCATTTGCAGCATCTTCATCAGATATTGTATTTGGAATATAAACAATTGTTATTGTGGGTAATCCAATTCGTTTAGTTGATAAAGAGACGTTACTACCACCTGGATCTGTTATTCTATCCATTTGATCTGCTCTAGTATATGCAGCATCAGCAAATCCAGTACCCCAAAATGATTGTGGGCCATCAGTAAATACACCACCAAATATCGTAAATGTTGTTGTTAATTTAGCTCTAATCTTAAAATCTTGTCTTGTTATACCAATTTCAAAGTTTTCGGTATCGCCCCAAAAAGGTCTTATATTAACTGAAACATTCTGCAATTGTATGTTGGGTAAAATATCTAAATCTTTTGATGTTTTTATTTTTGTTCCATTTTCAATAAACAAATTTTCAGAATAACCAAGATTTGTTATCATGCTTGGAACAGACATTGAGAATCTACCAATATCTGTTATATCAACAGACATGTGAACTGTATATAATCCAACAGGCACACCAAATAACATATAATCACCAAATTGATTTGTTACAGTGGTAAACTTATAATATTTTTTATAAACTTCCAATTGTGTTTCATTGGCAAGAATTTCATATTTGGTGGGAAAAGTACCAACTGGAGTAGCTGGTGTATAACCAACACCCAAATCATTTATATCAATATCATTAAATGGATTAAGTTGTGATACTCTAGGTAGTAAATTATATTTAATATTATTTATATCAGTATCGGTTGGTGATTCAAATGGATATATTGCCAATATATCTGAATTTGTTTTATCTTCTTCATCGATAGGTATAAAAATAGATATTTTTGCATTTGGAACACCAATACCCTCATTGGCAATAACCCTCCCCACCAATACACCATAATTAGCATTAAAATCTCTATATATATCGGTTTGGGTTAATTTAAGAGATAATACCTCCAACATATCAAAAGATTGCTCAAGCTTAATTGTTAGATATTTATCTTCTTCAAATTCACTATTGAATTTTATTTTTATTCTTTTATTTTCCATCAATATTTATTAAAAGGTCGTTACACATAAATATCTAAAAATAAAAAACTTTTACCATTATAATTTTCTTCGATTCTAGTAACTATTTATATAAAAAAATTAGATAAAAGAAAAAAATATGGCACAAGACTTTGTTTTCATATCCCCATCGGTAAAATTCGCTGAAAGGGACTTAACATTTACGGTAAGAAACGTGGGAGTTACCACATTAGGATTAGCTGGTGAAACCACAAAAGGGCCAGCATTTGAACCAATCTTTGTACAAGATTTTGATCAATTTAGATTAAGATTTGGTACAAAATCAACTGAAAAAATCGGTAGTAATCTAAAATTCCAACTTCCATATGTGGCTGGTTCTTATTTACAAGAATCAAACCAATTATATGTAACTAGAATATTGGGTTTATCTGGTTATGATGCTGGTGAAGGATGGGCAATTAAAGCAAGTGCTGGATTAAATTATTCAACATCTGGTTTAAGTGTATCATCATCTGGTATAACAACCTTTACAAACTTTACATTCTCAGGAAGTACTGTTCCAAGTTCTACTGGTACAACCACAACTATTGCTCCAACATTTACAAAAAATCAATCAACAAATCAATATGCTGGTATTAGAACAAGTTATACACTAATATCACTTAATAGTTTAGTTGGTAGTGGTACAACATCATTTAATAGTGTTGTGGTAACTGGTTCATCATATACTGAATATGAAGATATGGTTGTTGCATTGATTAGATCAAGAGCTACATATCCAGGTGGAGATAATACACTAGTATTTACAACAACTGGTTTAACAATTAGTGCTGATGCCGTAAATGATCTATTAGGTGATTTTACATTAACTGCTGCTGGTTCTTTTGGGACTGAAACCTATACAGTATCATTGAATAATTCAAACTCGAATTATATTGGTAGTGTTTTAGGTACAAAACCAATCGATAAAAATACAAAAATTTATGCAGAAGCTGTTTATCCAGATCTAATCAAAAAATTGGATGCTGATGGATATGCATCAGGTGTTAGATCAACTGTTAATAAACTAATAACTAATACATTTACAGATTATGAAGCACAATATCAAACACCAGAAACACCTTGGATAGTTTCAGAACTAAAAGGTAATAAGGTTGAAAGATTATTTAAATGTATTTCAATATCTGATGGTACATCTGCAAATAAAGAAATTAAAATTTCAATTATAAATGTCGATCCTATTAATAGAGAATTCGATGTTTTGATTAGAGATTTTAATGATACAGATGCAACAATATCGATTCTTGAATCATTCACAAGATGTTCAATGAATCCAACAGTAAATAACTACGTAGGTAATAGAATCGGTACGGCAGATGGTAAATTCACTTTAAGAAGTTCATTCGTAATGCTTGAACTAAATGAAGATGCTGCACCTTTGTCAATACCTTGTGGATTTGAAGGATATAACTTTAGAAGTTATACTGCTGCTAATACTGGAACTAGTGGTGCAACAACACCAGCTATTTTCTATAAGCAAACATATGCTTCAACTGATAAAGTTGGTAGAACTTACTTGGGTATTTCAGAAAAAGCATACGATGGATCTAATCTAACTGGTAAAGGAATAAATCAAAACATGTTCAACTACTACGGTACTGTTGCAACTGAAGCTTCAATTAATAAGTCAAAAGGCTTCCACTTGGACTCTGGTGCTACTGGAACATTTGTTGAAGGTGATATTACAATTGGTGAATTTGAAGTTGGTGCTGGTATTATTAGAATATCTACTGACGTTCTTAATGCAAGCAATCCATATGCTGATAAAAACAAACGTAAATTTACATTAGTACCTTATGGTGGTTTTGATGGATGGGATGAACATAGAACTTCAAGAACAAATACAGATTTATTTAAAACTGGTGGTTTGCTTGAATTTACAGGTTCTGATTATGAAGCTTATTTAGCTGGTATTAGAACATTCGCAAATCCAGAAGAAGTTATTATTAACGTATTCGCAACACCAAATATAAACTGGTCAGACAACTTGGCTTTGGTTAATGAAACCATTGATATGATTGAAACTGAAAGACTTGATAGTATCTATATTATGGATGCACCTGATCTAGCATCAAGTACAACATATGCTGAAGATATTGTTGATTTATTGGATACAACTGAAATAGATAGTAACTATTCTGCAACATACGCTCCTTGGATTGAAGTTAGAGATGATGTAAATGGTGTGAACGTGTTCTTACCACCTACTTTGGAAGTTGTTAAATCAATTGCCTTAACCGATAATGTTGCATTCCCTTGGTTTGCACCAGCAGGTTTAAATAGAGGTGTTACATCTGCACTTAGAGCTAGAAGAAAATTATCTCTTGCTGAACGTGATACATTGTACGCTGGTAGAATTAATCCGATGGCAACTTTTGCAGATTCTGGTGTATCAATCTTTGGACAAAAGACATTACAATCTAGAGAATCGGCATTGGATAGGATTAACGTTAGAAGATTGTTATTGCAAATGAGAAAACTTATTGCAAACATTTCAGTTAGATTATTGTTCGAACAAAATGATCAGACTGTTAGAGATGAATTCTTGGCCAAAATCAATCCAGTATTGGATAACATTAAACGTGAAAGAGGATTAAACGATTTTAGGATTAAAGTTGATGAAGTATCACCTGAATCTGAGGATAGAAACCGCTTATCAGCTTCAATTTCCATTAAGCCTACGAATTCACTTGAACAAATATCCGTAATGTTTACGCTTACACCAGAAGGTGCTAGTTTCGAAAACGTATAAATTTTTAAAATAATCATTATAAATCCTAACATATTAATTTGTGTTAGGATTTATTTATATAAACCAATCCAATAAACATGAAAAAACCAATTAAAACTTGTAAACATTGTAAAAAACAATATAAATCCGATAATGTTAGTTTTTGTAGTAAAGAATGTAAATACAATTTTTTTCAAGAACAAAATAAAAAGACTTGTGTAATATGTGATAATATTTTTTATGAAAAAAGAAAAACAAGCACTAAAACATGTTCAAAAGTGTGTAATAGTAAATTACGAACTAATAATTTAACAGGTAAAATTATAGAAGATGCGTGGGAAATTAGATCATGCCCAATATGTACAACCGAATTTAAGATAAGAATTAAATATGAAAGAATATATTGCTCACCAGAATGTAGACGAACACATTATTTAAATAATAAAGAAACTATTGACACTAATAAAATTATAAAACAAAAGAAAACATTATTAGAAAGATATGGTTTTGAAAGCATTATGCATGTGCCAGAATTCTTTATAAAAAATAGGGAGACACATAATAATAAAACTCCTGAACAAATCCAACAAATGGTTTCTAAAGCCAAGCAAACTAAATTTGAGAAATATGGTGATGAGAATTATCGAGATATAAACAAAAGAAAGATAACGTGTCTAGCTAAATATGGTGATGAGAACTATAATAATAGACCAAAGTTTATGGAAACTATTATTGAAAGATATGGAGATTATCATTTAAGGTTACCAGAGTATAAAGAAAGATATAAAAATACATTTATGGAAAAGTATGGTGTTACTGGTGTACTTGCCATAAAAGAGAATCACAAAAAAGCAGAATCTGCACATTTAACAAAATATGGTGGTACATGGTATCAAAATAGTGAAGAATTTACAATCATAAAGAACAAATCCCAATCCAAAGTTATTGATGAACGATTAGATAGATTTGGATTTACGTGGTTAGAGAGTAATAAATTTATAACTTTTAGTAAAACACGTTATTTAAAAATACAATGCAAAAAGTGTAATAACATTATGCATACAACACTTATAAAAAATAACGAAAAACCCATTTGCAGAAAATGTTTTCCAAGTTCAAAATATTCATCAATAAATCTTTTCGCTCAAGACTATATTAAATCAATATATGATGGTGAGATGTTGACCAATAATAGATCTTTGATTAGACCTTACGAAATTGATATATTTTTATCAGAATATCAGATTGGTTTTGAAATGGACGGTAATTATTTTCATTCTACTGGATTTGGTGGTAAAGAAACTGATTATCATATTATGAAGACAAAACTGGCTCATGATAAGGGAATTAGAATGATTCATATATTTGAAGATGAGGTTGAATATAATGGTAGAGTTTTAAAATCATTTATTGATAGAACATTAGGTAAATCCAAACTAATCCAATATCCCCAAGACTTAGATATAAACATTAATATAGATGTCGATGTTAGAATTAACTTTATTAAAGAAAATTCATTATATGATTATATTAAATCAGATTTTGATATTGTTTTAAGTAATGGCGATGATATAATATATATGGTATGTATCAGGGTTGATTCTAATAATAATTTTACAATAGTGAATGAGATTACAAAATTAAATTATAATATTATCAATGGATTCAATCTTATAATCAATCATATATTAGAAACACACGATGTTAATAGATTAAAATATATTTCCAATATAAGATTAAATGGATTAGGTTACTTAGATAATAAATTCAAATCTATAAGCATTACAAAACCAAACAAATACTTTATCAATAAAGTTGATTACTATCACAGAGCAAGAAGAATAAACGATGCGCTATTAAAAATGATTTATAATAATATAGTTTACTATATTAGTGATGAAAACCAAATGGATGGAATATATGATTGTGGTTCTGAGGTTTTTGAATATATTCAATAATAGATTATTTTATAACAATTTTTTCTCAAAAAGCAAATTAATATAATTATTTTTTTTCTACCATACTATTTATATTAAAATAAGAAAATAGTAAAACAAAAAATATTATAATAAAATGGCAGAAACATTAAGATCCATTCCAATCCAATATGAACCGTTAAGAGAAAATAGGTTTACATTGGAATTTCCAACCGAACTAGGAATTGAAAGTTGGAAGGTACAAACAATTAAGCTTCCAGAACTAACATTAAACGTTGTTGAACTTCCGTTCTTCAATGTAATGAATTATTTGATTGGACGTGGCACATGGGCGCAAATCGATATGACATTGGTTGATACAATCGGCCCATCTACAACCACACAATTAATGGAGTGGGTTAGATTGCACCACGAATCATTAACTGGTAGACAAGGTTACGCTGCTGGTTATAAAAAAGATTTAATACTTAAAGGTTCAGATCCAACAGGTGTTGACGTACAAAAATGGATTCTTAGAGAATGCCAAATTGTATCAGCAGGTTTTGGTAGCTATGATTATGGCTCTGATGCTGTTAAGATGGTTACGTTAAACGTTCAACCAACTGATTGTATCTTAACATATTAATCTAATATAGTTTACATATATTTAATCTACCTTATTTCTTATAAAAAGATTTGAGGTGGATTTTTATCTATATTATCAATCCTACCTTCAATTATTAGATTGATTTTTATATTCGATATAACTGAAAAACATTGATTATTTACTGTTTTATCCGAAAATCTAGCAACCTCAATTATTGTTAAACTACTTAATATTTGATTATAAGCATCTATTAAATAATGTGAATGTGGAAAGTAGACTATTTTAAACATATCTTTTATCTGTATAAATAAATTATTTCATCATCCGATAAATGATGTACAATAATTAAATATAAAATATCCTTAATATATTGACAGTTATCTCTTATAACATCAAAATTATTAATATTATTATTATATTTTTCTATGTTAAAATTATTTTTAATCAATCCAATATTCGTGTCCATAAATGTAGTATAGGATTGGTAATATCCTAAATTTTTCTCCATAAGTTAAGTTTTTAAGCAATAACTTTATTATTTCGTCAGCGTGATCACATATTTTCATTTTATGTTTTTTCCATTAAATCTAGTTAAACAATAGACAACTATTGATGTTATTGGTTGCGTGAATATTTCTTCATCAGTGAATGAATCTATAACATCATTTAATATCATATCAATATATTTACAATTAATGTTCATTCTCTCACAATGCAGTATAATATTATATGTGATAATTTTGGCTCAGATAAAATCTCCGATATTGGAATATGTTCAACAATAATATCAATTATTTCTCTTATATATTTACAATTATTAATCATCAGTTAATTCAAATAAGGTTATTCCATCTTCAAGTTCTTCTACCATTTTAACTGGAAATATATTACGCTCATTATAATGAGTTTTATTATTTTCATTATATTCAACATAGGAATTTCTATCAATACAATATGTTAATATATTGGATAATTTTATACTAACATCATTACTATTAGATGTTTGATAATAACCATTTTTATAAAATAATGTTTCACCAATTTCAAATCTAGCTATTGATTTTAACATCATATTTATAATATTATTAACATAATAACAATTATGTTCAAAATTATTAATATTAATTGATAACTCACGTTCTGGATTAAATTTTGGTGGTGGATTACTAGCACTAATTATCATTTGTTTAATTATTAATATATAACTACAATAACCAATCCAATCATTTTCATCCAATTCTTGATTTCTATTGTTTAGATTCATTTCAAATATTTTAATATTGCTTGTATTTCGTTTTGCATATCGCTTATTTTAAATAGTTGAAAATCCGAATTGTTTTGGTTTAGCCATATTACACACATATTCCCAATCTTAATACCAGTGTTCTTTTCAATAATCCATTTATATAGATTTAACTGTAATGAATATTCCCAATAATTACAATCATCTAAATGATTCACTGGCAATAACATTTTTTGATACTGATTTACAGTTTTTATTTCTTTGTTTGTTTTCCAATCATATATATCCAAGCAATTCATTTTAACATTATAAAATAACTGATCAAGCATTCCTGATATTTTATATTCCAAATCATATACAATAAATTCAGATTTGATTGGTATTAGTTTTCCAAAGGCTGCATTATAAAAAGATTCAAATTGTTTGATTGATACGTCATAAGAACCTTTTATTATATCAGATCCAAATTCCTTTATAACTGTTTCTTGTGGATAATCGAATACTTTATTTGCGATATAGTCTTCAGCGTATTTATGAACAAGAGAACCCTTAACTGTGGATATTTTATTTTCAAGCTTCCACATATCCAATACCTCTTGTTTGGTCTTTCCATATTCTTTTGCTTTATATTCACTCCAATAATCTTCATCAAATGGATTGGTGAATTTATGCAATAATGTAGTTACAGATGTGAACTGCACATCATTAACATAGTACTTGTGAGGCACATCATAATACTTTACATTATTAAATGTGGAAAAGAGTTTTATAAAGTCAATCATTTATTGTTTAATATACTAAACAAATATAATATTATTTTTTCTAAATTAAAAATATATTTAATACTATTTATATATAATGATACTAACTGAGAAACATATTATAAACAAATCAAATCCATTATATAAAGAGATTGATAATATATGTTTTTTATCTAAAAATTTATATAACGCTGCTAATTATATTATAAGACAAGAATTTTTAAAAACACGTAAACTAAAAGAAGAGGGTGTTTTAGATAATGCGATATATTTGGGCTTTACATATATGAATAGGTTATTTACAGATGTGAAAAATATTGATTTTTATGCTCTACCAATTAAAGTATCAAACCATACTTTAATGGCTTTGGATTGGAACTGGCGTTCCTTCTTTGCGTCTATTAAAGATTGGAAAGGAAACCCAGAAAATCATAAAAATAAACCCAATATTCCAAAATATCTACCTAAAACAAAGGGTAGATTTGTTGCCGAATATGAACTTGGTGCTATATCTGTTAAGGAATTGAGGTCTGGTTTTATTAAATTATCAGGTACAAATGTTAAAATACCATTTATTAATCATAATAAAGAAGGTGTTAAATTAAAATTATGTAGAATTATTCCTTCTGCAAACAATAAATACATAATAAATATTATATATGAAAAACAAGAAACAAATTTAAATTTAAATAAAAACAATATTATAGGTATTGATTTAGGTGTAAACAATTTAGCTACTTTAACATCAAATAAAGTGGGTTATATCCCACAAATTATTAACGGAAGACCGCTAAAATCATATAATCAATACTATAATAAACAACGCTCTATATTACAAGAACAATTAGCACAAAACAAACAAGGTAAAACATCTAATAAAATTAAACAATTAACGCATAAACGTAATTGTAAAGTTGATAATTACATCCATAAAGCTAGTAAACATATTATCGATGATTGTATCAGAAATGATATAGGAACAATAGTAATTGGTAAAAATGATGGTTGGAAGAATAATATTAACATGTCTAAAGTTAATAATCAAAATTTTGTTGATATACCATTTAATGATTTAATTCATCAGTTACAATATAAAGGTAAGATGATAGGTATTGATGTTATATTAACAGAAGAGTCTTATACATCTAGAGCTAGTTTTTTAGACTTAGATGAAATGCCTGTATATCAAAAACCTAATTCAATTAATGAAATAACTGAGTTAATTGATATAGATAATGAATCCACTATTATAGATGTAATCGATACAAAAGGTAATAAAAAGAAATATATATTTAGTGGTTATAGAGAACATCGTGGCAGTTATAAATTAAAAGGTAGGAAGAAGCGTATTAATGCTGACGTTAACGGAAGTTATAATAGCATAAGAAAAGTATTCCCAAATGCATTTGCTAATGGGACAGAGGGTATAGCAGTATATCCAGTAATGCGAAAATTACATAAGTAAATAAGGATTATAAAATGATATTTGATATTTCATACTGTAAGTGTGGTGGAAAAAAAAGACCAAGGATTAAGTGATTAATTCAATATTTATTTTAATTATATTATCAATATCCTCTTTTGGATTTATCAAGTTAATTGATTTTTCTTTTAATGAAGGAAATGTATTGGATTGGTATTATAAATTGATTTTAGGATTGGAGGATAAATATCCAAAACTATTTAAAGTGTTGGGCGGATGTTTGATTTGTTTCGGATTTTGGTTTTATAACTTTATTTACTTTTTTATTATATCCAATCTAATCCAATTATCCATTTTTTATTATATAATATATATAGGATTATCGATATTATTAACTATTGATGAATTTAGTTAATTCTAATATTATTAGATAGAATACTATTAATATCGAATTCTTTTAGTTTTGTAATAAAATTACTATCATCAGCATTTTTGCCAGCATAACCATGAACATGTGTTAATACAGCATTTTTTAATAATGTAAAGAATTCAACAACTTTATCACCTTTTGTTAATGGATGTGTTTTTTCAACAAGTTTAAGAAAATCATCATCAGATTCAAGTATTGATTTAACTCTATTAACACCTTTATGTGATAGTAGATATACATTATCACCATATAATGTTGAATATGTATCTTGGCCATTATCAGACATCCTTAATTTGAGGTATGCTGGATTTTTTGTATTAAGTGATAGATTGTTATCAATATCGTGTTTGCCAGCCCTCAACGTCAAATCTCTAGGCTTTAAGACCATATCAGTGTTATCTCTCCCCAATATTGCAATAATATTTGGATCTGTTGGATATAAACCTTTGGCGGATGGTATTTTCTTTACACCTTCTTTCGGATTACTTATTCTATTATCTGTTAATGATAATGCACTAAAATAATATGGGTCATTTGATAATGTTTGAAATTGTGAAATTATTGATCCCATCCAATATCTATTATTATAAGGTTTATTTGGATTTGGAATAAATACATTTACAGATTCACCAATTTTTGGTAAAATATAGAAGAATTTTGGAAGCATCGGAAATACATATGGTAAATCAGCATTCTCAATCTTATTATCAATATTTGGAATTCTAACCCTAATTCGCATCCCATCAAATTCATCAGTTATATCAACAACAACACCTTGTGAAAAAATATCAACTTTTTCAATTTTTGATTCGTTCTTACTAAATACATTAGTGCTTTGCTGTAAATATTTTTTATCGTGCGACATTTATGATTTTCTCCAAAGGAATATTTCCATTATTAATTTATACTCTGTTTCAATTTCTTCCATTTCATCAACTTTTTTAATCAAAAGTTCCTTTATCTTCTCATGTCTATCTTGTAAATCTTTTGACATTTTAAGTAATTGAACATTGGTTTTGGATTTATATCTATTTCCAGATATATCCACAACAGTTCTTTCGTTTTCTTGTATTAAATTTTCCATATTAATAAGTATTATTGCGCCACTGCATATCCAATAGTTATAATAGTTGATGCGCCAACAGTTGTAACAGGCCCTGCTGGTGATGCGCCAGCAGATACAACAGTAATCCCAGGGGGTAACGCAACTGTTATAATCATATCGGATTGGATTGCTTTTATAATTTCTTCTATTCTAATTCTTTCCATTAATTCATCTGGACTAACTTCACCAGATGGTAAATCACCAACTGATAATCCAGCTTCAGCTTTTCTTCTTATAACACTTGATGCTATTTTTTGTGCAGATAATCCTGGTCTTGAGGGAACACCAAACAAAATTAATGAAGGTGGAACTGGTGGAGTTACACCACCTTGAATTTTAAATAACTTTAAAAAACCTGATGTTATATCTTTTATCGAAGTAAATGCCATTGTTATTGTTTCTTATAAATAGAATCTGGTGGAAAATTAACTCTGGCAAATATATTATTATCAAATGAGTTAATTGAATGAATATTAAATATATCACTGTCAGGATATAATATTGATATCTCGCTGTACATCATATTATCCATAAATATTTTTGTTAAAATTTTTGATACTTCCGAACAACATACCACACCACCATATTTAAATCTAATATTGTTTGGATTTGCATATTTTAAATTATAAAAATAATTGGTTCTAAATCTCCTACCCATATGAATTATACCAATCCTCTTAAAACGTTTAAATAATTATTGATTTTTTCTCTAATCAATAAAATAATTGCTGGTTTGATTATTTTCATTAATTCTGTTTTAACGATATTAAATATAAATTCGCCAAACATTTCTTTAACGGTTTCTGAAAAACATTTAATTAGTTTTTTATTTCTAGCAATTTGTTGTTCTGGTGTTTGTGATGTATCAACAGTTCCATTATTATTTAATGCTTCAACCAAGAATAATAAAAATAACATTTGTGGGGATAATGATACACATTTCAATAAGAAATTTTCAATAGCTTTTAATAATCTCTTAAAGAAATTATCTTTAGCAACATTCTTATTATCCAATGTTGAATCTTCATTAACAAAGCTTGTATCAAATAATGAATTAAATTTTAATGATATTTGTTGTGTATTTCCACTAATGCTTGCTGCTATTTCAGATAGATTGGATACTGTAATACTATTCTCCATTAATCCACAACCCAAATCTATATAGTTCTTTCCAGATTTAATATCTTGCAACTTTTGATTAATATTATTAATATCATCTGCCGATAATGTTAAATCCTCATCTTTGGACATTTTATCCAATAACATATTCAATCGTTGCTCATTTTCGATTTGTTTTAGAGATTTGTTTTGAGTTTTTGTTTTAATATTAAAAACCTCATTCAACATCTCTGTTGTAAACTCTTTTTTATTAATGATTTTTAGATTGGATATAAAGCTTGTAATGAACTCACCATTGGTCTGTGAAGTATTGATAGGGGTATAAATAAAGCTGTCTGTTGCATCATTATACTTTATATAAAGGTTTCCATAGGTCACATCTGAATTAGGGGCTGAAATCGCATTATATGAGGCCAAATCAAAACTTCCTGATACATAAATTGTTTCACCCAATGCACTATTTGGATTTGTTTTAAATTTTCCGTTTGGATCAACATTCTTTGCTGGAATTGTAAATCCATTTGAGAAATATGATGGGATAACTTGGTCTGAATTTACAACAACACTTTGTGATTGTACAGATGTTTTAATATCTGGTTCAATAGTATCTGCAAATTCAGTAAAAAACTTCCCAAGTACAAAATCAAGCGAACCACTTCCAATTAATGTTGTTAATAAATCCAACATAAACGGAATTGGTTCGTTTTTATTATTTAATGATGGTAGTGAATTAGATGTCTTTTTTATTTTTGAACCAAATTCAGATATGGAAGAAAAAACAGATATTTCATTCACTACATCTAGTTTATCCTTTATAATTCCCATATTTTATTCTTAGTCCAATCCTTTTAATTTACTATCTTTTATTGTTTGTTTTAGTTCTTCAGCAAATGAATACAAATCCGTGTTTTCACCATCTGAATCTTTTTTCTCGGCTTTGCCAATCAATTTAATGTCGTTATATATAATATCTTTCATTATTTTAACAACCTCAACCTTTTTACCTAAAATCTTTTCTCTTTTATCAATCAAATCTATAATCTGTTTACCAATCATTGCAATATCACCAATTTCACTCGCCTTTGGTTTCCATTTATTTAACAATAAAATAGTATCAGTACGAATGTTGTGAGTTTCGTTATAACATTCTTGCAAAATCTCCAACATGGATTCTTTTGTAAAATCTAATTTTTTCTTTGTTATGCGTGACATAGCTATTTAGTTTATATATAAATAGTTATGATTTTAATATTTGCATTATATTCGAATTTGTCTAAAAATATTTTTTATTCTTAAATTATAAAATAATCTAACGAGATATCCATCATCATACTTACTAATGTAACTAATTTTATTTATTTCATCATGCAATAAATGATTTTGAAACAAATCCAATAATATCTCTTCAACATATTTGCAGAAAACAATTTTTGGATTTGTTTCTATTTTGTAATTATTCTTCATCCCTTTCAAAAATAAAATTTGTTTTTGTTAAATCAACATCATTTGGTATTATATCCTTTAATTCTTTGTATTTATTTTTTATGTTGGACATTGTTTTTATTCTATGTGCTTCTTCAATTTGCCACATTATTGTTTCAAAGGTTGAGCCAAATACACAAATTAATTCATTCGATAATAAATTTTTATTAATTATAACAAGAATATCTTCAACATATTTACAAGCTAAATGATGATTATTATAACATTTATTAACATCATATTCTAATTCTATTTTATTAGATGGTGTATTTAATTTATAAGAATGTGTGATATAATAGTGGTGATTTTTTACAATATTAATACTACTATTATTATGATAATTAGGTCGAATTTTTGATAATAACTTTCTTCTATTATAATCCAACCACATATTTTTCCAATCCAATGAATCATGTAACATATTGAATTCATCATGTAATAAATCTTTTTTTATTAAAAACATAATATCTTCAATATATAAACATGTTGAATTATATTGGATTGGTAATTTTTCATATCTCCACGTTTCTTTACTACTTAGATTTAGAAGAAATTCATTTCTCTTAGCAGCATATGCTATATTATGATAATCATATTCTTCTGGTAATAAATGAATGTTTATATGATTTACAATATCTTCAATATATTTACAAACTAAATTATTCATTATCCATATTTATCATTTTTTTAGTAAGATAATAAATTGATTTATAATTTTTAATTGAATCACGAATATCTTTTGTTGTTAATCTTGTTTGTTCTTTTAAGAGCAACAACATTTTATTCTTTCTAAAGTTGGATGTAGATTGTTTACCATCATTATCTTCTGTAATTTCTTCATTGAATAATGTTTTCCAGTTAAATAAAATACTTATAATAGCTTCACCGACAATAATTTCATTTTTCTTTAGAAGGGTATTGGTTTTAATTTCCAATCTAATCTGATCAACTACTGAATTAAAGAATTTATTTTCATCTTCTTCTTGTTGATCTGATGTATCCATTTCATAAGCATAATCATATCTAGTTTCAACTTCATCAATAAACACTTCAAAATCAAGATTTTCAATTACTTCTTTTCTTGCATCTTTTGATCTATGTCTAAAATAATTTCTAACAATAGTTCCATAGTAAGAATAGGCACTGGCTATACAGGTTCTATATTCAAATTCAATCGAACCTTGGATTTCGTTTAATTTCTTTAATTGTTCAAGTTCAGTTTTATACTTAAAATGTTTATGCTTTTCCCAATCATCTTCTGAATTTATTCTTCTATATTCAATCAGAAATTTATTATACTTATGCATATTTTCAATTAAAAAGGATAATCCATCCATTTCAAGTTCCACAATATCATGATTGCCAATATAATTTCTATATCGCTTCAAAATAGATGGAATCATCTTTTTAAATGCTTTTTTAAGTATTAGATTATATATTTGATTTTTCGTTTCCGAATCACCCAATAAATAATCCATTACTGCTTGTTCTTCTCTTTCTCCAAAATACGGTTCTTTTAGTTTGACACCTTTCTTCCTACCCATTTAAATTTTAGTACATCTATATTATATTATTTTAGGTTGAAGAAATTATTGTTCGATTAGAAAAAATTCTTTAGTTTCACGTTCTGTTTTGAAATAATACTCTCTTTTGGCAATTTCAAACCAATGATGAATTTCTTTTTGAATTAATGTCATTTGATATTGATGAAACAATGAATCAACTCTATTTGTTGTATGTAGATATAACAATTTTGACATTACCATAATATCCATATTGTTAAAGGCATATCTTAATAGTAGTTCATAATTAAAAGTTAATTTAATATTGGTTTTATATTTACCAACCTCAATAAAATCTTTTGTTTTAAATGCTCCACCAGTAACCAAGAAATATGTGTATTCTGTTAATGTCTGAAGTGATAATACACCAAGTTCACCAATCTGAATAATGCTTTTAGACCATGCACCATCATTTGAGTATCTAATAAATTCGTTTTTATCAGTCACTTCAACAGTCAATGGCAAGAATACCGATGCATCTGGATATGCTTTAATATATTCATGTAAATTCTTTGTATAGGCATCAGAAAGTTGATCATCAAACTCCAATATTGTAAAATATTCAGTTTTAATATTATCAACAGCATAATTTACTTGTGAACAATAATCATTTTTTTGTTCATTTTCCAATAGCTCGATTTTAATTCCAAAATCAGATGCTTGAATATATTCAGTTAATTCATTTTTAATATCTGAATGATAAACCAACAATAGTGTTGGAATTTGTTTTTTATCTCGTTGATTTGTTACCGATGTTATTGCTTTAACCAAATAACCTTTTATTTCTTCAGAAAATTTATGGATTGGTATAATAACTGTTAATGTCTTTTTCATATTATTGTTCAATTAGATTGCTAGATAATGCGTTTTCAAATAATTTTATTCTATCTTGGATATATTTACCATAGATTTCTTTTAATTGCTTTTTAGATTCTTCAACTGTATATTTTGACACAGTTTCATCCATAGCTGTTTTAAGCACGTCTAGTGCTGGCAAATCTTGCAAGTGTGTATTAACTGCTTGTGCAAGAACATCTGGCAAATTATATAAATCATATGTCCAAAGGGCATTTGTTTCAGTTAGATAATCTGGTTGAATATCTGGAACTAATCCAACGACAATATTTCCAGATTTCATTGCTTCAATTGCAAATGTTCCAAAAGATGCGATTCTATCAATCCAAAGAGATGCAAATGATTCACCAAGTTTTTGTGCGAATTGTTCTCTTGGCAATCCAGACAAATCTTCAAATGAAATAAATCTATATTGTGGATATTTGTAATAAAACATTTTAACTACTTTTGTTAGATCATTACCATTTCTGGTTAAGAATGAAATAGTTAGTTTCTTTGGTTTATTTGATGATTTAAAATAATCAGGAATACCAATAGAATATTTTTGAATTTCAGTACCCATACCGAATGATTCAGCAGCAATTGATTTTAATTTATCACTTGTTGTTAGAACTTTGGTTAGTCCCAAATCTTTCCAATGCATGGCTGGAACTAGTGCGTTTAGTGCATAATCATGTGAGAATGATAATACAATTTTTTCACAAGATATTTGCTTAACTTGTTCCATAATATTTGTATAAATATCTGGAATCAATAGAAAATCTTCTGGTCTGATTGTTAATTTATGACTATCCGCAAAAATATGTGGAATATCTGTCAATGTGGCCTCAAACCAAGTTGGTTTTTCACATTGCATATTTTCCAACATCATTTGTACATCATATCCATCTTCTTTCAAGACATTCGCTTGAAAATACATTTCATATACAATTGCTGATGGCACTTGTATATTTGGTAAGAAGAATATAAATTTTGATTTTTTATTTACGAGATTATCGTATGTTTCCTTGATTTTTAAGAATTTATCTTCCATTTTATTTGTTTATGTTTTTTAATTCGTTTGTATAATTATTTAATATTTCAGTTGTTTTATCTAAAATTGTTTTAACTGATATATATTCCTGTTCTGTAACTAATTTTGGATTTAAACATTCTATTCTAGAATTTTCACCCCTTATTGGAATAATATATTGAATAATATTATCGTCAGGGATTAAAACACTATCATTTACTCTACTAAGATATGTTTGACAATCTTCTGGTGAGATATTACCAATATCCACATAGAAAACTAATATGATTCTATCCATTTAATTTTAATGTTTTATTTAATAGTTTGTTTAATATTTTTCCATCTTTTAATTCTTCCAACTTTGAAATTTCAAAATTGGATTTGGAATTAACATTATATGGCATTTTCACCTTTATTGATTTTTTACCTTTTGGAATTATATCCAATGTCTCTGGATATGTGGTGATATAAATATCACAATTGTCCCAAATTTCTTTATTTGTTGATACAAATTTATAGTTTCTAAGTTTTGTACTATTTTTACTTAAAAAGAATAATGTAAAAGGTATTGTTAAATTATTCTCTTTGGCTAAAATAACAAATTCAAAATCATCTCTATAATCCCTATATAATTCATTTAAATGAACAAATACATTGGTATATATCTTGCCAGTTGATGAGAATACTTCAAAAGTATAATCTTCAAATAAAAAGAATTTTAATGCCAAATCTTTTGTTATAAGTTCTTGAACTTCATCAAATTTAGCCTCATTTGATATCCAACCATTTTCATCATCCAATAAATAAGTTACTTTTCTAATCTTATCTTCAAATTTATAATGATTTAATAGATTGGTCGTATTGATTGGTTTAGTTATAATAGCATTATCTCCAAACTCTTTCATATATGAATTTTCAATAGCATATAAATAAGCTCTTAAAACTTCATTAATGTCAATACCAATTATTTTTTTTCTTTTTGCCATAATTAAAAACTATTTTCGATTGGTTGTAAGCCGTAAATACATTCACCCTGTGCCACATAAGATCTACCCGATCCAAACATAATCCTAGCATCCAATCCATTATATTTTATTTCTTCTGATTGTCCATTGAATAATATTAAATCACCAATCAAATCTCCGTTTGTCACGATATCCCCAAGTTTTTTATTGCTTGGAATAAATATTCCTTCACTACTGCTATTAAATTCAATATAGTGTGAGTATATTGGATTTAAAGATTCAATTGTTAATGTGCTAACATTTGATATTAATTTTAATATAATTCTTGCACCATTTTTTGCAGAGTTTATATCAACAATATCAAGTTTATTTAATTCAATGGTAAATCCAATCTTATCATTGTCCAAGCAATATTTTTTTATTGTATCATTACTACTATTTCTAATAACATAATAAATATCACTACTTCTACAAAAATTAACATATGAATTACAAAATTTATCTCTATTGATTAATACAAAATCAGTACACAATGGTGATGAATGTATATCTATAACAACATCTGAATTATCGATATTTTCTTTTAATGTTTCAAAAATGTCAACATTATCGGATTTAAACATTCTATTCAAATCATTTTGGATTGGCATCTCTCTGGTATTATCTCTAATACCTTGTTCATTTACAAAGTTTATAACAGTTAATTCACTATAATTTGGTGAATCTTGTGTTAAATATCTTTCCAATATAGATGCTGACATCACTGGTGTTAATTCATTTCCATGAACACCAGCAATTACTAATATTCTTTTAGTACCAGTTCCGTTGTATTTATTTAGTTGCATAATCAATCACTTCGTCAATTAATTCAAGTTCTTTTGCTTCATCAGCACTTAAATAATAATCACCTTCTTTCAACTTATTTTCCCACCATACTTTAGATTTATTTGATTTTGAAACCAATAAATCTAAAACACAATTGTTTAATTTCTTCAAATGTTCATAATTGATGGCCATATCTTTAAATGCTCCAAAAAATCCTCCATTGGTTTGGTGAATCATCATCCATGAGTTCTTGGACATTTTTCTATAATCACATGCAATCAAAATAAACGCACCACCAGACATTATCTGTCCACGACCTGTACCATGTATTGGATATGGTTTTTCATTCAACAGATCAACAATTCCAAGTGTTGTATAAGCATCACCACCATAAGATGTTACAACAATATTTAATGGTGATATTTTATCTTCTTCATATTCTGGAGATAACTTTTCAATTATTCTTATTTTTGTATCCATTTCTGATAGCGATAAATCATCAATATCAGATGATAAGTGAATCGTTTTATCACCAACATCAATTCTATGTTCCAATAATTCTTTTAATGCTACACTATATTGATTCCAAAATTCATTAGATTCCATTTCAGATGGCATCATTTCATCACCTTTTTGATCTTCTGGTGTATATGACATTTGTATTTCAATTGATGTACCTAGATGTTTCTCTAAATCATCTTTTAATTTATTATATTTTTTGAAAAATGATTTATCATTCTTCATTTTATCTTGCAATTCCAAATATTTTACCTTATCCATTATTTTGGTTCTTTTAATGTTTTAGTATAATTTTGGAAAATAGTTTCAATATCATCAATAATTGGATTTCTAACGTTAACACCATCATCCATTTTTAATGTTCCAAATTTTGGATTATTTGAAAATAGTTTCATAGCCACTTGAAGTGAACTATCACCCTTTTGTTTTAAATCAATCTGATTTTCATCACCTAAACAAACAATCTTAGAATCTTCACCAATTCTGGTAAGTAATGTTCTTAAATTGTCAAGTGTAACATTTTGTGTTTCGTCCAATATAATAATACAGTTATCCAATGTTGCTCCACGAATATATGCAAGAGGCTGCATTTTGATTATATTGGATTCGATTAGATCGGTTGTTCTATTTTCACCAATCAATTTATCGAGTGTTATAAAAAAACTCATCATATGTGGATATAACTTTTCTTTCATATCCCCAGGTAAAAAACCCATCTCTTCATTTTTCAACATGATAATGGATTTAACTAAATAAATTTTTGTATACTTATTTCCAGATGATATAAGTAAGTCTAATGCTTCAGCCAGTGCAACAAATGTTTTACCACATCCAGGTTTCCCAGAAACAAAACTAATCTCATTGGATTTGATTAATCTTATTAAATCAATTTGAGAATCATTCTTCGCTTTTAATTTTAACTCCCTACCAAGAATTTTCTTGATTCTATCTTTATCATTTGCAATTGTTGCATCCTTTGATATTTCAAAATACTCTTCTTTTTTTTGTTTACTAGTCCTAAGTTGTTTAACAGCCATTTATATATTTTAAAGAAATTTTATAATTTTAAAAGTAACACCCTCTACTATATATTACGAAATTTAAGGGGGTTAAGTATAAAAAATATTCATTTATTTTTAATTTAATTTAAAATGTTCTATTTAAATTAAATAAATGGCATATCATAATATGTTTTAATCACTATTTATGTATAATAATAGTTGAATTATGTACAAATTATATTCTGACAAATCCAAAAAATTTACTTGCAATATTGATATAACTGGTGCTTCATTAAAAGAGTGTGAGGCTAGATTAGTGTTAGAAACTAATAGTGTTAATCTATTATATTATGGTAAAATTGATAGCAATGGTTTATGTGAAGTGGAGATTGATAAATTGAAGGATTTATTACCAGAAAACACCAAGGGTAAATTAAAATTAGAGGTAATTGCTGATAAACAATTTTTTACTGCGTGGGAAAGTAAATTTGTTGTTGAACAGCAAAAAACTGTTAAAATTACCGAAATGGTTGATAATGATAGTTTTGTTAACACTACCAAAAAGGTTAGTGTTATAGTTGAAGATGATGATTTATCTGATGATTTAATATTTGAAAATACTGATAAAGTAAATAAGCAAATTGAAATTTTAGAAAGACAAATAATTACAAAAAATATAAAGGACGGTAAGAAATTTAATCAAATATTCGAATATTATAGTGATATAATTAAGGAGAAAAAATTATTATCTGAGACTGAAATGAAAAAAATAAAAAATATTTTAATAGCAAAACACAATTTTTAAATAAATGGCAAAAATTACAGATCCCGATTTATTAAATGATAATAGCGTTGATAATAATACAACGGAAGTTTTTATTGATACTACAGCCAAAACGGTTAAATTAACAGAAATTGGAAACTTATCATCAGATGGTTTAACCATTAAATCATTATATTCATTTTTAAAAGAAGAATGGAGAGTTGACCCCCAAACTAAAAATTTGGCTGCGTTTGATTTTCCAATGAATCCAATTACTGATGAATTTTTTGAATTCGTTGGTGGATGGTCACTACTTAATAGTGCAGCCATTCAATTAGTTAGAGATGGTGGATTCCTTGTTAGAAATACATCGGGAAATTTAACATCACACTTTACTGGTATTAAAACTATCGGTACAGTTGAAACAAATGACCAAGTTTATTTTAATCAAGGAAATGGTGCTGATGATTTTGTTTATTTAGGCCCTGTTAATGAAGTTGTACAAATTATATCAGATCCAAATGGTGATGGTGCTTATGGTGATGGTTATGATAGATCAACAACATTCCAAATATTCTTGCGTGAACAAGGTCAAGTATATTCACAATCATCAATTGATGCAATTGGTGCAACTGATTTATTAGCACCAAAGGTATTTGCATTTGCGTTAAATACATCAACCGATCTAAAAATTGATGAAACTGATGCAACAATAACTGGTTCAACACCATATAATCAAATTAATATTAAATATTTTGACCAAGCATATACTCGTGATGTTGATTCATCAACCGATAGAAATTTTGGAATTGTTATTGACGTTGGAACACACTCTGGTGTTGATGGTTCAGCATCAATAAATGGTAGAACATTAACAACAGCAGAAGCTGGAATTACTGGTTTATTATATACTGGTGGTACATTAACAATACATGAAGGTGCAAACGCTGGTATATATACCATAAGTGGTACACCAACATCAAATATTATCACTATTACAACTGCATTTATAAGTGCAAATACAAATCAATCATTTACTCTACAAAGAGCAACTGGTGTTATTGCAACTGCTGAACAAATATATGAAAAAGTTCAATATCAATTAAGATTAAATGCCGATATTGATGCAACTGACCAATCCGTTATTGGTAAAACTGCTGACGAATTACTTAATTTCGTTGGTGATACATTGGTTTGTGGTTCAAGTATTCCAACCAATCCAAATGGTGGTGGTTCTGGTGTTATAATTGAAGGTTTCCAATCTTCTGATACAAACAGAATTCAATTTTATGATAATAGTGGTATTACTCGTACATATCCATTTGTTGCCGTTTTAACATTGAATTTTGGATCAAACTTAGTTTCCGATGCGAGTGCAAAATATTGGGTTTATTTTACCACATTACCTGGTGCTGGTAATGATTTTAACGAAGCTGGTGCATTATTAGTTGATGATAACGCTGGTGCAGATATTACTGGTAATATTTCAGGTCAAGCAACAATTGAACATACATTTAACTATGATGGTAACGTTCAAGGTGGTAGAACACCAGCTACTGATGCAGCAATTACAGTTGTGGGTATTGGATTAAGTACTGGCCAATATGTAAAAGCAACTGGTACAATTGGTAGAAGTACAACAAATAGTATATCATTGGTTGCAGCTTTGGAAAGAAATTATCAAAACGTATAAAAAATAATTAATGTCAACATTTACAATTACTAGTCCAGTTAATATTGATAGTATTACCAAATTAGGTACAAAAACAGCAGCATGGACTAGATCAACTACAACAGCAACAGTAACATTGGTTAATCATGGTATGATAACCAGTGATGTTATATTTGTAACTGCAACATCAGATGTAACTGCTATAACACTAAGTGCTAAAACAGTTACACTATTAAACGTAACTGGATTCACATTTACATGTTTAAATGCTGGTGCAGTATCTGGTACAATTACATTTACTGCAACCGATAATTATAATATAAATGGTGGTACATTAACAATTGATCAAGATAGTAGATATGGATTAAATCAAGATGTTGGTTCAACATATAATAATATAACACTATCTGCAACATTGGGTGGTAGTGTTGAAATTGATGCGAGAAATGTTAGATTAATACCTTATAACGCTGGAAGTGGTACATTACCAGCATTAAATACTATTATATCTGGTGGAACAAATAATTTAGCAACTGGTAAATTGATTGGTGTATGGAGTAATATTGCATCAGGTGCTACAGTAAGTGGTGCAACAATACCAGCAAGTGGATTAATAAAAATTAAAGAATGGAATGGTGTACCTTTTACGATTGGTGCATTATCCAATATTACAGCTAGTGCCATAAGTGGTGATACTGCTGGTTGGATTGAAATTGTCGGTAATGAATTTGGTGTTGCAACAGTAAACCGTTTAAATACGTTTAGAATGCGTGGTGAATGGTTTAGTGTCGGTACAACAAATGGAACTAGAGCAACAATATATCAATTACCAACAAGTGGTAGTTTAATGTATTTACCAGGTGTTTGGGTTGAAACAGATGTTGCATCAGGTAGTTATGAATTTTATCCATGTGCTGGTACATTAACAGCACTTGTCGCAAATATTGCGACAGATAGACTTCGTGGTAAATTTTGTTGGATAACTGCCAATGGTGGCCATTTAAGATTTGGACACGATGGTACGAACAGTACTGGTGGTTATATACCACCAACAGGTTTAAGAATTAGAATACCAAATATTATAACACAAAATTGTGTTATTGGATTTAAAAATATAAATGTATTACCTAGTGTTACATTAGCGACTAGATATGATTTTTTAACTACTGGTGGTGGTGTAATTGAAATAGATAAAGCTGCATTAAACTGGTATCCATCATTTGCACAGCCATATTCTGTTAATATTTCAAATACTAGTATTGCAACACAATTATTAGTATCAGAAATTGCAGCACCATTAACTTGGAATAATATTGGTGTTGGACAAGAAGCTGCAAACGCACAATTTGGACTATCAATGGCAACATGTTTTGCTGGTGGAACAATTTCTAATAGTAGATTTACATCAGCAACATTAGCTGGATCTGGTAGATATATTGGTACATTTTCTGATTTGGATGGTTTTACATTTAATAATACAGAATTTTTAGGAATGGTCGCTAGAGGTAATGCTACAACTGGTGCTATGACATTAACAAGGGTTAATAATACAGTTTTTAATAATACAGTATTGGGTGATGGTCGTGCTTTTATGACAACATGTACAAATGTTGATTTTAATAATACAATTTATTATGATCATCCAGCAACAACAACTGCAACAGCCAATCCAATGTACATATTTGATTTAGCGAGTAGTTGTGTTGATATTAAAATGGATGGTATTTCATTTAGTGGATTAACATTAACACAACCATATAGTGGTATATTAAACATAGGTGCTGCTGGTTGTACAAATATTAAATTAAGAAATTTAGGAACATATAGTCAACCTTTGGATTTAGGTGCGCCAAGAATTGATAATGTTGCGTGGTCAAGAGTTACAACTGTTGGAACAATATCAGCAACATCACACAATTTAAAAGTTAACGATATTATATATGTAACCAACACCACTGACGTATCAGCGATTGCAGTTGGTGCTAAAACTATTGCATCTGCACCAACAAATAATATATTTACATTTGCAGTGACAAATGGTGGTGCAATTAATGGTAGTTTATCATATTATCCAACAATGTCAGCATTATTGTTTGCATTAGCTGCTGGTGCAGCAGCTAATACTGTTGAACTTAAAAGATGTTATACACCACATACAAGAACAAACATATATACAGCAGATAACTCTAGTAAAAATATCGAACTTAAAAATGTCTTTGGTGATTATAATATTAACGTACCATTAACACCACAATTAAATGGATCACAAAATGGTATTGGTGGTAGATATTCATTAGCTGCACAAACATCTGTTTATGGTACACACTGGCTTGATTATTATATTGCGCCACCAACACTATCAGCAACAACTGTTACTTGGTCAAGAGTTACAACAACCGCAACTATTACATCACCCAAACATGGTTTGGTTACTGGTGATTTAATAAATGTAATAACATCATCATCTGAATCTACAATTATATTAGGTAATAAAACATTAACAGTATTAAGTGGTGAAACATTTACATTTACTTGTTTAAATGCTGGTGCTACTAGTGGTACATTATCATTTATACCACATAATGGTAGAATTGGTCTTGTTATGAATGAATCAACAACTGAAACAGTTGATCAATATACAATTGATAATGGTACACCAGCATTTACATCGGCTGGTTCGTTATTTATGCCCACCGTTAGTCAACAAATTACATTTACATCACCAGAATATATACTTGGACATAAATCATTTCCGATTGCTGAACCATTTATTATTGGTGGTTTATTAAATAATCATCATGTATTATATGCATTAGATAGAAATGATGGTAATGGTTTTAGCTCTTTTTATAATTTATATTATAATGTAAGTGCTAATACTGGATCAAATGGTTCAACAAACGTAATAGTTCGGTCAACATCAGGTATTACAGTTGGTGATTATGTATTTGGATCAAACATTGCACCAAATGCATATGTTACTGGAATTACAAATACAACAACATTTGTTGTTAATAAACCAAATATTGGTGTGGTATCTGGATTATTAAGATTTAATCGTTTACCATTCGAATCCAATATTGGTGCGTCTGGTGCTAAAATGAAAATTAGAATTACCACAATATCTGGAAATACTAATGCAATATCCGCATTATATATTCCAACATATAGTGATAATACATCTAGAGCATATCAATATCAATTAGATCCACAATTAACAATAACACTTACTGGATTGGTTAATCCAACAGAGGTTAGGGTATTTAGTGCATCAACAACAACTGAATTAGCTGGTCAAGAAACAATTACTAGTGGTGAATTTAGTTTTGAAGTCGCTAGTGGTAGCTTAATTGATATTAGTATATTATCATTAGCTTATCAAAATCTAAGATTAAAAAATTACAATGCAACAAGTGATGCCACAATACCAATCCAACAAATAGTTGACAGACAGTATTTAAATCCATAACTTTGTTGATTAAACATATATAAATGGCAGCAGTAGTTTCATTCGATGGAGTTAATAAAACAATTACAGTAACAGATACTGGTGATATTAATATAACCGTTGATGAAATTTACTCTAGATGGAAAGATTGGGTATTTGATTATCCACAATATGAAGCTGCTTTTAGATTTGTGGGTGGTGACCCGACTGTTGGATTAGATAGTTTAGGTGTTACCTATTTCATTATTAATGGATGGAAGTTTAAACCATATGAAGGTAATCACGTCTTGGACATTGTTGGTAACTTATATCAAGAAGGTGGTGGTAATCCATATTTAACAACTACTGGTTATACTATTGTAATTAGACAAAACGTATCCAATATCGTTGAGATAAAAAGTGTTACAACTGAAAGTAATGAAAAAATTGAATACTTAGGTTCAATATTTTTAGATGAATCATCAATATATTCAAGTGCTATATATCCAAACGGAACAATTTCAAATCCAATAAATAATGTTGCTGGTGCGTTAACATTGGCCAATTATTATGGATTTAATACAATAAAAGTATTAACAAATATTGGTTTTTCTGGAATATCAAATACAACGATAAGTAATATTAATTTTATTGGGCAAAATCCAAATATTCAATTAACACATTATAATAATATATTATTTAATAATGTATTATTTGATAACTTTATTATTGATTCAGATTTTATTAATAGTGAAATAATTATTAAAAATTCGACAATTATTAATTCATTAAATATGAATGGCACTATTAATAGTTCACAATTAAAGGGTGTTATTAAAATAGATGATAATTTAGTAATTGCAGATTCATATTCGACTAGATTAAACTCTGTTGTATTATCTCCAATCATTAATATGAATTTATCAAATACAACAAGCCTTCAAATCAAAAATCATTCAGGTGATTTAAATATTATTAATTGTGATACTGTTAATTCATTTGCAAATATTGAATTAATTAGTGGAAATATTAGATTGGATTCAACTTGTACTGATGGAACAATTATATTAAGAGGTTTAGGGACATTAGAAGATAATAGCGGTGTTAATATCGTAATGAATAGACGTGGTTTCTTGATTCCAGAAAAGGTTGAAGATATACACCAAATACATGGATTGGATGCTGCAAATCCAATGGTTGTTTCTAGAACAAGTAGAACTGCTGGTAATATAACACAAACATTAGGTAATGTTGCTGATGTCGTAACAGTAACTAGAGTTTAAAAAATGAACAATGTTGATCCATACTCAATTGCTACAAATGGCCTATTAACATCAAATACAAATAATTATTTTGTTACTGATGGTTTAGGTTATTATACTATTCAAATTTCGGAAGAAATTATTGAAATTGATGTACCTACAGTAAGAAATGGTAATTGGGTTGGTAGATTACCTAAGAGGGGTAGAAAGCAATCTGAAAAAATCTTAGTTAAAGAAATTACTGTTACAATTAATTTAGATTCACATAAAGAATATTTTAAATCTAAAATTCAATTAACTGATGTTAATCTCACAGTAACCAATGCAATAATTAATGGTGATGAAATTACATTAACTATTCATAATCCAACCTTAAATATTGATGAAACTAGAATAGTAAAACTGAATGTTGTTTTATAAAAAAACTCTGTAACTACTATATTTATATAGTTCCTTTTCAAAAACATAAATCTCAAATCCAATAATTGTATTTGTATTATTATTTTCAAATCTAACTAAATCGTAAATAGTATTTGGTTCGATATGATTTTTAATTATATCAAAAACATAAATGGAACATTGGATTTGTTGTTGCATTATTTTAATAATGATAATATTTATGATTTGGTAAATAATTTTTTATTACCATAATAATTCTACTTCTATCAACATCATTACCCACATCACCACCATAACTAGTAAAATAATATGGTAAATATCTTGCAATATATAAACCAATATGATTATATTGAATTGTACTATTTATATAAATAATTTCATAATCAATAAAAAATATTTTAATATCATTAAT